ATACGAAAATGGAGCAGGAGAAACAATTAGATTGGGTGAATTCAGCGGCGTATATCAAGTTCAAACAATCGTGAGCAGTTTCCAACAAGGTAAGTTTGAGCAAACATTGAGAATAAACAGACAGTCCAACATGACATTGAATGCTACGGAAGGTTCTGGCAACAAGAAAAAAGTTCAAAAAAAGAACAGTAAAGACTAATGGCAAAAAATTTAAACACACGAAAATCACACTCAATAGATCCTAAATCAAATCAAGGACCTTTTGAAGCCATTGTGAGAAATGTGTTGGATCCCAAATACAGTGGTGCAATCGAAGTTGAATTGGTTAAAACATTGGATTCAGGCAATGCCACTACCACAGGACAATTCATCACAGCAAAATATCTCAGTCCGTTCTACGGCACAACCAACGTGGCAGGATTGAACAAAAACAAAGACGCCAGAGACAGTCAACAGAGTTACGGCATGTGGTTTGTGCCACCTGATGTGGGCAACACAGTGATGGTGATGTTTATAGAAGGCAACATCAACAGAGCATACTGGATTGGTTGTATTCCACAAGAATTAATGAATGTGATGATTCCAGGATCAACGCCTGCCATGACAAACACAGACACAACAGATTCCGAACATCAAGAAGATCCTGCAGATGCAGACATCAGAGGCAAAAAAATGCCTGTGGGCGAACACAACAAATTAAAATTTGCAGATAAACCTGCGGACAAACCTTTACAGATCAAAAAACCAATCAACAGACTGTTCAAAGCAGTGTTGGACAATCAAGGTTTGATAACAGATGAAATCAGAGGTCTAACCACTTCCAGTGCAAGACGTGAAGTGCCTTCTTCAGTGTTTGGCATAAACACACCAGGACCCATAGACAAAGTGTTCACACAAAATCAACCCATAGCAACTGCACGTACAGGCGGTACATCATTTGTGATGGATGATGGTGATGACAAATTTATTAGAAAAACAAAAGCCAAAGATGGTCCAATGGAATATGTGGATGTTGAAACCAGTGAGGGTGTGATTGAAGGCGATAAAAATACTCCTCACAATGAACTGTTTAGAATAAGAACACGTACAGGACATCAGTTGTTGTTGCACAATTCAGAAGACTTGGTGTACATTGCCAATGCCAACGGCACAGCATGGATTGAAATGACTGCCAATGGAAAAATAGATTTTTATGCACAAGATTCTGTGAGTATACACAGCAAAGGAGATTTCAACTTTAAAACAGATAGAGATTTCAATCTAGAAGCAGGTAGAGACATCAATTTAAAAAGTGCCACAGTGAATCAAGAATCCACAACACACAACTTGTTGACCACTGGAGCACAAACTGTGGAAGTGGGCGGTGCACAAACAATCACAGTTGGAGGCACAACCAATCATTATGCTGGTGGCAATATCAATTTAGACGTTGGTGGGTTATTAAATCTAGCCAGTGGCATTGCTGTCGCAACACCGGTACCGCCGTTAGCGGCTTGGAGCCTTCCAGGCGAAGCAAATGACAGCATCATGAAACGTGTACCACAACATGAGCCATGGAGCCATCATGAAAATTTTGATCCGATGGCAGTTGCATTGGCTAAAACAGACAGAAGCGAACAAGAGAATATTGTGGTTGCAGAACCGATCAATATTCCAGACACATTTAAAAATGCGAGGACATAATGCCAGGAGTTAGTAGAGTAACAGTAGACACAGCAGTAGGCACAATAGTTGGTAATTTAGCACCAAAAGTTATTGTGGAAGGAGTACCAATTGTTGTTGTTGGAGCGGCAGTTGAGGCACATGCACCTTGTCCAATACCTCCACACTGTGATGCCACTATGAGCGGTAGCAGTGCAAAAGTAAAAGCAAATTCAATATTAATATGCAGGGAAGGAGACGCGGCAACTTGTGGTCACACCGCTACTGGTAGTGGCAAAGTATTTGCTGGTTAAATATCATTATGGCACACAAAAAATTATATAAAGAGGTTACAGTTACATCTGTTCAAACAGCCAAGACTCCTGCTACACAAAGAATGTACAGAGGCATAAGCACTGTGAATCCAGACAACACTACATTCAGTCTAAATGACATTGGATTAATCAAACAGGATCTATTAAACCATTTTCACATATCACAGGGTGAGAAACTTGAAAATCCTGAATTTGGCACAATCATATGGGACGTGATACACGATCCTTTGACACCTGATCTAGAAGATGCAATTAAAGATGATGTGATCAAAATAATTGACAGTGATCCCAGAATAAAAGCAGACACTGTGATAATAACACCGTTTGAGTCAGGGTTACAAATAGAAGTTGAACTGCAATACCTCAAATATAATGTATCTGAGAAATTGAGACTGACATTTGACGAGAATAATGGGTTACTGAATTAAATGCTCTGTTTATATAAACAAATAAATAATGTGATAACAAAGGAAACCAATGTCATCCACAGATAGACAAAACAGATTATTGTTGGCAGAAGACTGGAAAAGAGTATATCAGTCTTACAAAAATGCGGAATTCAAAAGTTACGACTTTGATACCATTCGCAGAACAATGGTTCAATACATCAGACAGAATTATCCAGAAGATTTCAATGATTATATCGAATCATCAGAATATCTAGCACTGATAGATTTGGTTGCATACCTAGGACAAAATCTGGCTTTCAGAACAGACTTGAATGCAAGAGAGAATTTTTTAGAAACAGCAGACAGAAGAGATTCAATACTAAGACTGGCAAGATTGATCAGTTACAATCCAACAAGAAATCAATGTGCAAATGGCTTGATGAAAATAGTAGGCATCAGCACAACTGAAAATATTGTGGACAGCAACAACTTGAATCTAAGCGGACAAACTGTGAGTTGGAATGATGCAGGCAATACCAACTGGTATGAACAATTTATTAAAATTTTAAATGCCTCTTTGGCTGAAAATGAAAAATTTGGAAATCCTGTTAAATCAGAAAACATAGATGCTGTTCCAACCAGCCAATACAGAATCAATGCTAACAGTGTGGACGTACCTGTGTATGCATTTAATAAATCTGTTAATGGACAAAATTTACCTTTTGAAATTGTATCAACATCTTTTAATGAAGGTTCTGTAATAGAAGAATCACCATTAACAGGAAGAAAATTTAGTTTACTACACAAAGATGATGGCAAAGGAAATGCCAGCAACAACACAGGATTTTTTACACACTTTAGACAGGGTGTTTTAGACAACGGTGGTTTTACAATTGATGTGCCGTCAGACAATCAATCTGTTGCAATTGAATCCAGCAATGTTAACAACACAGATGTTTGGCTATACCAACTGGATGTGGACACTGGATTAGAAGACACAGAATGGACAAAAGTTGATGCAGTAACAGGTAACAATGTTATATACAATTCAACATCAAAAAATTTAAGAAACATTTACACAGTATTAAGTGACACTGATGATTCAATCAGCCTGAAATTTGCAGATGGAATATTTGGAAATTTACCTAAAGGCAGTTTTAAGGTTTATTACAGAAGAAGTAAAAATCAAAATATTAGAATTACTCCTGCTGACATGCAAAATATTCAAGTAGATGTTCAATATGTTTCGTCAAACAATCAAGTAGAAGTGTTAACATTAACACTTGGTTTGCAGTACACAGTGGATAACGCAACTCCATCAGAGACCAATGACAATATCAGATTGAATGCTCCGGCAACATATTACACACAAAACAGAATGATCACAGGCGAAGATTATAATGTTGCGCCATTAGGAACAAATCAAGAAATTATAAAAGTAAAAGCAACAAACAGAACTTCAAGTGGAATATCAAGATATTATGATCTAATAGATGCCACAGGAAAATACAGCAACACCAATGTGTTTGGTGCTGACGGTGTGATATACAAAGAAGAAACGGAAAATGTTGATTCGTTCAGTTTTACAACTCAAACAGATATAGAAGGTGTAATCATAAATCAACTAGAACCACTGTTATCAAAAAATCAAACAAGAAACTATTATCTAGAAAAATTTCCTAAAATATTATTAACAGACTTAATTCCAGTTTGGCAACAAGTAACAAATGCCACAAACGAATCTACAGGGAAATTGATAGATGATGTGAATATTTTAGATTATCAAGTAGGCACATACACAGCCAGTCAATTGAAATACATTGAACCAGGTGCAATGATTAAATTTGTTGCTCCAGCAGGCAAACACTTTATGGAAGACAATTCATTAATGAATGGAGCGGCAGATCATCCAGGATCAAAAGAATACATTTGGACATCTATAGTCAGTGTGTACAATGACGGTGTTAACAACACTTCAACAGGTGCAGGTGCAATTAAATTTAACGATGTGATTCCAACTGGTGCTATTGTGAGTGAAATACTTCCTAAATTTGCAAAACAATTTTCCGACGATGTGAAAACGATCATTATTGATCAGGCGTTTGCATACAACAACTTTGGAATACGTTATGATGTTCAAACAAGAAAATGGAATGTAATTGATGAAAACAATTTGAATGTGTATGGAGATTTTAATGTTGGTAAAACAGGTGACGAATCCAATCAACAACTAGATTCAAGTTGGATAATCAAATGTATTAATGATGGCGCTACCTACACAATCACATACAGAGGACTAAGATATGTGTTTGAAAGCAAAAAAGAAGTAAGATTCTTTTATGATAGTGCTGATAGAAACTTCAATGCAAAGACAGGCACAACACTTCAAGACAAAGTCAGTGTAATGTCGGTGAACACAAAACCAGACAGCAACAACGCATTCAACAATGATATTAATTTTGCTGTTTCTACAGAATACAGAACATTAAGTGGATATGTGGACAGTGCAAAAATAGAACTTACACAATTTGATTCAGATCAAGACGGAATAGTGGACAATCCAAACGCATTTGATTTGGTGGTTGATCCTGCAACTAACACAACAACCAAGTATATTTTTCAAAAATTAATAAACGACAGTGATGGCACACAAAGATATGCTTATGTTGATGCTACTTCAGAAAAAATTTATGTGAGACAAACATCAGTGGGTGCTGTTGGAGATTATCCAAATGGATCCATTGTTTATTTGATAGACAGCAACAGTTTCAAACAAGTGAACACAACAACAAACACCACTGCTAATGTATCAAATTATGTTGCTCACATTGGAAGAGACAATGTTAAGTTTCAATATGTACACACAGTTGACGGAAACACAAGATTAGATCCTAGTTCGTCTAACATCATAGACATGTACATATTAACAAGAACATATGACATAGATTTTAGATTATGGTTGGCAGGAGCCACAGCAACACAACCGGCTTTGCCCAGCAGTGATTCGTTGTACACAAACTTTAACACGCCGTTGGCAAAAATTAAATCAATCAGTGACACAATTGTGTATCATCCAGTAAAATACAAAATCTTATTTGGATCACAAGCAGACACAAGTTTACAAGCAACATTTAAAATTGTTAAAAATACTGACCAAGTTACCAATGACAGTGATATTAAAAGCAGAATTGTCACAGCAATAAATCAATTCTTTGCTTTAGAAAACTGGGAATTTGGTGACACGTTTTATTTTTCAGAATTAAGCACATATGTGATGAATCAATTGGCGCCAGATGTATCAACTTTTGTTATTGTGCCTAAAGAAGGCTCAAAAGCATTTGGAAGTTTGTTTGAAATCAAATCAGAAAATGATGAGATTTTTATAAGTGGTGCTAAGGTTTCTGATGTTGCTATTATAGATGCTGTGACAGCCTCTAAATTAAGAGCAGACGGAAACATCACAATGAATTCATCAACAGTGAGTACATTAAGCGGAACACTGCCTACTAGCACAACTAGTTCAACTAGTTCAAGTAGTTCAAGTTCAGGAGGCTCTAGTGGAGGCAGTGGATATTAATGGCATACGACAACAATCAGAAAGACGTCAATTTGCCAGCCGGCAAAGACAACGGTAAAAGAGAGTCTTCAGAGTTTTTACCTAAATATTTTAGAACGCCGGTTAATAATAAATTTTTACACAGCACAGTTGACCAACTTATATCTCAAGGAACACTAGAAAAATTAAACGCATACTATGGACGTAAGGTTACAGATGCCTACAAAGCATCTGATTTATACGTGCCGGAAGTCACTGCTGACAGAGAGAACTACAAATTTGAACCCAGCATAGTACAACAAGATGACCTGGGCAATGTAAACTTTTATTCAGACTACATAGATTTTGTTAATCAAATACAGAATCTAAACGGAAGCATCACTGACCACAGCGTTCTTAATGCTCAAGAATATTATGCTTGGTCTCCAAGAATTGATTGGGACAAATTTGTAAATTACAGAGAATATTTTTGGATGCCATATGGTGCATCAGCAGTCACAATAACAGGACAACAAAGAAATGTTGTCAGCACATACACAGTGACAAAGTCTGATCAAACAGACAACTATGCTTATATTTTCACGCCCAATGGACTTACTGCAAACCCAACACTTAAATTATACAAAGGGCAAACGTACAAGTTTGACATTGATGCACAAGGATTACCTTTTGTAATAAGAACACAACGCATACTGGATGATTCTTATAATGTCGCTGTTGCTGATGGTATAGATGTACAAAGTGTGGAAAACGGCATTGTTACGTTTGAAGTTAAAGATTCAGCACCTGAAAAACTATACTATGGTAGCGACAATGATATCAATGCTTGGGGATTGATACAGATATACGACATTGAAGAAAATTCTGCAATAGATGTCACAAACGAACTGCTAGGCAAGAAAAATTATTCAACTGCTGATGGCGTTGAATTATCTAACGGTATGAAAATAAATTTTGCTGGCACAGTGACACCTGTGGAGTATGCTGACAAAACTTTTTTTGTTGAAGGTGTAGGTGAAGCAATTCAGTTAATAGATGCACAAGAATTAGAAGTAAAAAGTCCGTTCACAGACGTAACGCCGATTCCGTTTGATTCTAAAAACTTTGACACTGTGGGTTTTGGAACAGCAACATCATATGCTGTTGACAAAGATTACATTGTGATAAACAGAGCATCGCCAGATAGAAATCCTTGGAGTAGATCCAACAGATGGATTCACAAGTCTGTAATTGAAGCAAGTGCTAAAGCAAACGGACAAATTGCAAATCTTGATCAAGACACAAGAGCAAGAAGACCTATCATTGAATTCGAAGCAGGCATCAAACTATACAATTTTGGTTTTAAAAAGAAAGAAAATATTGATTTAATAGACACAGTGACAAAAGATGTAATGAGC